TGAGGTATTTAAGCGTCTCTTCTTTTGGCTGAACGATAGTCTTATAGACTTCCTGCTTCATAGCTTCTCTCGATTGTAATAAAAAAGGGGGGCAACCCGGAGCCAACTGCTCTCCGGGCTGCCCCCCCTCAACCTACCTTATATTAGGTATCGCTCAAGAGCTTAACGCCGCAAAGGTCGTTCCACTCAAGTACGTCGTAGAAGTAGTACGTAGCATACTCAGTGTAGAACCCCTCACCTCCCTTCTCCTTAACCCATGTAACAGGCGCTGGAGCGAAGAAGCCAGCGAATGCCCACATTGGGTGGAAGATAGCCTGAACAGTGTCGCCGCCAGAGGTAGCGTGTCCAGAAGTAGCGTGGAAATCAATCGAGCCAAGGAGAGAACCAACATAGCAGTTAGCTTGTGGGGTTCCGCCAAGTACGTCGAGGTAGCTCTCGTTGCTCCATACTGAAGCACCGGACTGTACGATTTCCTTCTTGATGTTGTAGTGACCACGGTGAGAAAGAACTGCCTTAAGCGGAACTTCCTTGTTAGGACACTCAGAGTTGAAGATGTTGAACTGCCCAAGCATTACATCGTCGATGGTAAGGATGCTTGCCGAAGTTACAGAGGTCGAAAGACCAGAGAACAACGAGAGAGCATCGTTATCAACAAAACGAGCAATAGAAGCACCGTGCTCAGCAGCAATACGGTCAGCAGTGATGCTTCCGAATGCGCCTTGCTCAACAGATACGCCAGAAACTACAGCGCACTTAGCAATGGTGGCCGATACTGAAGAATCAGTAAGCTCGCCATCTGCGTTTGGTGCGAGAGCAGTAGCCTCAGCAAGAGTAGCAGCAGTCAAAGATCCACGTCGTGTGAGCTTTGCTGTCATTGTTCCTGCGGGAAGTCCCTCAGTGTGCATAACTGCCATCATGCAGTTAGCTTTTACAAGCGCTGGGGAAATTCCAGCTGCGAGAACGTCAGTGACGTTAACGCTATTTCCAAATTCGGTGATATTACTCACGGCACCCATATAAATCTCCTTTACATGTCTCAGAGCGTAATGTTATATAACGCCCATTTAGTTAAAATTACTTTATGCCAGTCAAATCATTACAAGAAAGATTCGAAAGACATTTTAAGAAAGGCAATCAGTCAAGCTGCTGGAACTGGACTGGCCGCATCAATTCCTATGGCTATGGAACCATTAGAACCAGTGGCACCCAGAACAGAAAACAACTTTATGCTCATCGACTTTCTTATTCTTTTTATGCTGGAGAAATCCCCGAAGGGTTCCTTGTTTGCCACAAGTGCGATAATCGCCTTTGCGTAAACCCGCAGCATTTGTTTCTTGGCACACACCAGGACAACTGCTCTGATAAGATTGCGAAGGAACGACATCTTCCAAACACACCCAGAGGTAGCCGTCACGGTATGGCTATACTCAATGACTCTTTTGTTTTGCAGATACGAAAGCTTTACAAGACCAAACAAAAAACCCGCAAAGAACTTGCAGAGATATTTTGTGTTGGTAAGCATGTAATTCATTCTATTGTTACCTATAAAACTTGGCGTCATTTACCTTAAAATTCTTAAACAGCCTTCGTCAAAGCAACGAAGAAATAGCTAGCCCCATTGCTAACTACGAGTTTCACTGTGGTGTTAGCCCCAGCATCATCCTGGATGAAAACCTTTCCAACCTGGCTAGCTGCCGACCCGAGGGCCGCAACCAACTCAGCTGAAGTTGGAGTAGTAACATCCGCATTGTTGACAGCTGTAGCGACACCGTTAACAAATCTAACGCCATCAAGATCTTTAAACTGTGTTGCCATAGGTAAATTCCTTCCTAATTATGCAGATATGGTTCGCAAAATCTTTTGAACCGCAGCGGGATTCTCCTTCTTCAGGCGCTCCAAGACCTCTCTAGCATTTGGCATAGCTTGCAATTCGGCCCATGACTCAGGGACTTTATTGCCCCCACGAGGCGACGAGCGTTGCCCTGGAGTAGCGTCCTTCACACCACTAATACCAGATGCCTTAGCGAGACTTGGATACTTCTCAACAAGTAGCTCCCCATACTCTTTTGAAGTCATTGGGCGAGTCCCCTTGTAGAGAATATCTCCGCTATCGTCTTTAACAACGATAGAACCATCTTCGTCTAAATCGCAGGACTCTTCCACTTCTCTTTTTATCCACTTTAGGGCGTCCTGGTTAAACATCCCTGAAATATCCGACATGACTTTATCAGTCACCGCCAAGTTTTTATTAACCCTAGCAAGAGCGTCGAGTTGCTCCTTGAGGGATTGCTTCTCTGTCTCTACTTCATTACGGTACTTATCGAGCTTTCGCTGAAAGAGCTCTTCCATCTTCTGCGGGTCTTTCTCTGCAGCTTCCCGCTCCTTCTCTTCCAACTTTTGCTTGAGGTTCTTGTACTCATCGGGGTCGATATCCTTGTAGACTGATACTACCCGATTATACTCTTTCTCCTTAGACGTAAGGAGCCCTTGAAGACGTTGGAGCTTATCCTGCATCTTCTGGAGATCGTCGCTAACAGGTTCCTGTGGAGGCTGATTAGAATTGTTGTTATCGTCGCTCATTTCGCATTCCGTAGTTTAGATGCTATCGTTTCTCGCTGAGTTTTTGATAGGCCAAAGAACTTTCGAGCGATAAACTTAACTTTGCCAAGTTGTCCGCTCTGATGCCCAAGGGCCTTTTTCGATTGCTTCTGGTCGTTAAAAAAGATGGTAGCGAGAAACTTGAACCCTTCCTTTCTAAAGGCGACCTTCATCGCCTCGAACATATCGCCACTGTAGCTTAGGTCAACGTAGGCTGTTTGAAAGCCTGTATTTCTACGAACATCCTTCCAGTTAGCCCCACGAGCTTTAGGATTATCTGAATACGGAGTAAACTGCTTCCCATCGACATCAATGCCGGACTTGGTTCTGGTCTTAATCCCTTCGGCCTCTCTCTCGACAGCAGTTTGAAGCGTAGGCCCCATCTTATTAAGCCGCTCTTCGACTGCCCTATTGATTGCCTCAAGGTTTTTTATCTCTATGGTCATTGCCCTACGCCCACTGGAATAAGAGCATGCCGACATCCATAACCACCGCAGTAAAGATTGGCGGGGATGCCCTGCCCGTTATCCCAAGTATACACCACTTCGATAGGGAAGATTCGATTCACCCTCTCGGCGCAAAATGGGCGGTTCCTTTGGTCTCGTGGCCCAGCGTAAAGGACAAACTTCTTGCCCTGATTCATTGCAACCATACGGCTATAGGTTGCAGTAGCTGTCTTTAAGTCTGTGCTGAGTGTGTTGAATATCCGAGTCGCCGGAACGTCAGCGAGGTCAAAGTCGGATATCCGTTCTCCAGTAATTACAGAGTCGGCAAGCCCTTGGCGCACCTCATTCGCATAGGCCCTCGCCATAATAGAGACGTTCTGCTCTCGAGAGTTAACAAAAACCCCCATGTTTGGCAGCCTTCGGTCAGCCATCTCTTCCCCATTGGCTATCTCGTACCACTGCTCCATAAGCCGATACTGCAGGTCGAAGATGTCCTGCAAAGACTCGATATGCTCCTGCACATCATCGGTAAGCACGATGGATTCTAAGCCTCCCAGAAGGCGGATGACTCGTGACTGACGGATGTTTCGGTCGGCAGGAAGGCCCGAGAGTTCTTCAAGAATCTTTCGCTGCATAAGAAGGCGAAGGGTACTGATATACCCAGTCACCTCTCGGTCTATGCGTTTGTTACCCCTCTCGACCAGCAAGAGGAGCTCTTCCAACTCATCTTCCGTCACTGTCTCTTACCCTTGGCTCTGGGAGCGGTACGTTAACAGTTTCCCCCGGTGTCCCAGCGGCTGTCAGCCCTCGAGGAAGTGCCGTCTGGTTGAAACTAGGAAGCGGCGCAATCTCATCGATGTCCATGACAATCTGCGAGAGCTCATCTTCGTTATAGCCCATGGTGGCCGCAACCTTCTTAAGATGCGCCTTTCTCCATGAATCCACGTTGCGAATCTCATCACGATACGCCAGGAAGAGCTGAATCTGCTGATTAACGTCATCGGCAGTAATGTCACGAGAGAGCGTTACACGGCCTTTAAAGTCGCTGATGCCCTTGAACCTTGCGTAGTTTGCCAACGCATCATTGATAGCGCCCTCGAGCTCTCCTACGGCATGGATCAACAATGCGATGAGCTCAGTCGACATCTCTCGAAGAGTTGCTGCTCCAGGAGCTTCGTTGGAGGTGCTCGACACGCCACGTGTGCGGTTGAACGCCACTCGATAAAGCTGATCGACAGAAGTGTTAATCGCATTGAGCAGCGCTTCCGTCGATGCTGGCTCGATGACATACGGCTTGGCTTCTTGCGGAAGCACAGAGACCGCATACTCCGAAATGCTTATAAGATGCTTGTCCTGAAGGTCGCCAGAGACAAAGACTCTTTGGAACGCTTGGGTATTCAGCTGATTGTAGTAAGCGCTCATCAGGTTATAGACGACCAGCTGAAGCTCAGAGACATCCTTAACCCACGAGACGTTGTTAACCGTGATGGCCACGGGAATCTCTGTAAAGCCATCGAGAGGAATGTCGACGCTTACCGCCTCCCACTCTTCAGTCTCTTCGTTTTCTCGGTAGATGGAGACAAACACGCCACCGTCCTTGCGCTCCATGATTTTGCAGTACTCAACCTCTTCGGGCTCTTCCATGAATGAGGCACGAGGCGCAATCACTTCATACTCATAACGGATGCCGTCAAATTTCCGATCCTCTCCTATCTGCCAATCTTTGAGCTCCAGTGGGTCTATCATTTCCATGTAAGGGCGAAAGCCACTGAGCGCTTCTTCGACACGAGTCCTTGCGGTATTCTCCGGTGCATCTACGAGGATGCAGGCCTTTCCATCTCTGAAGAACGATACGGCGATATCGTTCATGACGAAGTTCTGTAAAGAGGTACCCTTTCCATCGATGTTGTGAACATCCTCGCCAAGCATATTGGCCGTCTCTTCATCGAGGCGAATCGGTTTCGACAAGGCCATAGAAATCCACGTAGAGATTACTGGCTCGAAGAGATTGAAGTACCGAGAGCGCATGGCTCGAATGCGGCGGATTTTCTGGCCTACGGTTTCCGAAACACCAGAGGATGGGTCGGTCGACGCAGCTTGATTCGAGAACTCAAGCTCGTGCGGCCAGAGATATTTCTGTCCTACAAGCTTTTCACGCTCTCCGTTGTAGAGGACTCGATAGGTTTCTAATGCCTCTTCGTTCTCTTCGTATTCTGGATGGTCGTAAAATTTAATGCCCATTACAAACTTGCTCCTAACGGCCTTGTGTAGTCATAGAGGCCATCAATCTTAATACCTTTGGACAACTGAAAGAGGCAGTACGTGCATGCATCAGCATAGTGCGTCCAGTCCTCATCTCTTGGCTTTTCGATTTCGAATGTCCCTTCTTTCAATGAACTCTTCACGAAACTCTGGATGAGTCTTCTGCAGTTTACACTCACGAGGAACTTTTCGTAAGCCATAAGCGCCGCCGTGCGTTCCAGTCGATGTTTAATCTGCGGGTTCTTTCTCTCGGCAACGATAGAGACGTTGTAAAAACCTAAAGAGGCGAGGTAGTGCTGAATGGAAGTATAATCCGACCCCGCCGTGTGAATATTTCGGGCAAACCCTGAAGCATCTCCGAAGACTCTGATGGGCGTCGAGCCATACTCGCTCGGCGGGAAGAGTGCGGCAAACTCCGCGATGGCGTCCATGAGTCCACGGGATTCTCCGCTACTCTCCCCGAGGGCCACAATCTGATGAGTGCGTGGAGCATATGGGCCACGGTCCATCCGACGAAACTCCTGCATGGCCACCCACGCCAACGGTGCCACGTTGAAGTCAAAGGACAGAAGGATTGGCAGGTCTGGCGTAGCTTCAAAGGACGCTGTGACGTTCCTGGATTCGACAAACTCCCAGTACGCCGAGCCCTTGGTAAATTTCGTGAACAAGCCCTTCTCATAGCTCAAAGCTTTTGCCGGGTCATAGGCGTAAACGTCCCTTATCTTCGTTTTGGCGTACACCTCTGCGGACGGCATGAGATGCTTATTCATCGTGGTCTCCACGATAAAGCGGCGGAAGTTGCGCTCTGCATCACCTCTGTCATAAGAGCCCCCTGGGCCGGGGATATCCGCAAGGTCTGCGTACCAGTTGAGCCCTTCGGGAGTGCCCTCTCCTATGCCCTGCCGGACCACCGCCCGTGGGCATCGAAGACGTGTCTGGCACTTCTCGAACACCTCTCGCCGCTGGAGTCCTGGCTCTGTAATCCACCATGACGCAATGTTCGAGCCGACGAATAGTTCTGGCCGATCGCCCGACAAAAAGTGCATCTCATGCTGATAGCCTTTGAGTATTAGCTTCCAGAAAGGCGTCCTCGTCAAGGAATAGTGGACTCTCTCCCGAAGGCCATAGACGTCATGAAGAACCTGCACGACTGCGGGAATTATAATCTGCTCGACCTTTGTGTACGTGGGGGCTACGCCCCAGGAAAACCTCGAGTGGCGATTGAGGAGCCACCTGTCGATAAACCAGTGGGCCGCCCCCGTGGTCTTTCCTGAGCCCAGGCCGCCTGTAATCCAGAAGATGCGCTCTGGCGTAAGGTCTTCGATGGCGTCATAGACCCACCAGGGCGCTGGGATCTCACGTGATTCGATGGGGCCCTGTGGTGTCTGGATGATCATGGAAGCGGATGTAGCACCAGCACCCAGAGGGCTCCAGTGGGTGCACTTGCTCAGGGGGGCCGTGAGGGGCGTGAGGCCGTGAGGGCGTGAGAAGCGTGAGGGGCGTGAGGGGCCGTGAGGGCCTATGGGGCCGTGAGAGGCCTTCGGTTTGCCGGATGCAACGATGGCGGGAAGGCGTTGGGAGCGTCAACAAAAACCCCTTTTTTGTTTTTTTCGGCGGGGAGTGGAGGGCCGTCCTCGAGTCAAAAAGCGAGACCTTCCGCGGATCCGTAATGATTACTGCTACTTAGAGGCTTAGCGGGCCCCGATAGGGTACGGCGGGCCCCGATAGGGTACGGCGGGGGCCTATGGGGTAGGGCGGGCCCCTATGGGTAGGGCGGGGCCCTATGGGTAGGGCGGGGCCCTATGGGTAACGGCGGGGCCTGCAGGTAGGGCGGGGCCCTATGGGGTACGGCGGGCCCCTATGGGTACGGCGGGCCCCTATGGGTACGGCGGGCCCCTATGGGTACGGCGGGCCCCTATGGGGTACGGCGGGGCCCTATGGGGTACGGCGGGGCCTGCAGGTAGGGCGGGGCCCTATGGGGTACGGCGGGCCCCTATGGGTACGGCGGGCCCCTATGGGTACGGCGGGCCCCTGCAGGTACGGCGGGCCCCATAGGTAGGGCGGGGCCTGCAGGTAGGGCGGGCCCCATAGGTAGGGCGGGGCCTGTTAGTTTACGAGAATTCCAATACTCATAAACTAACGGGAACCGAAAGAATCTTTAAGGATATCAGGGGGTTACGCCTGAGAAGGCGCGGCCCTCGCGATTTCTAGAAAGGTGCAGGGGTGCTAACCCCTTGAAATCACTGGGGAATTGAGTCGGTGCGAGTGTATGAGGGGATCAAGAGGGGGCAGGCGTGCCAATATGAGGGGGGCGGATGCCCTACGATAGCACGAACAATAAAACACCGTAACCCACCTGCGATCAATAGGTTAGGGGGTGCCCCTCATATTTCTTTTGATTCCGTTGACACAATAGGGGCGATCAGGCATCTTTCTAGGTACAGGGCACGCAATGGGGCGGGCCGTTAGTGTAGGGCATGAAATGAGAAAAGAGATCGTTGATATAGCGAAAAGGTACGTGGAAAGAATCGATCGGGCCGTTCGAATCAATAGGACATCTTTGATCGTTGAGCTGTACCGATATCAGGCCGATCGCGATTTCAATCGCATCGATGCGATCCGAGATATCCAATCGGCGATCGATCAAGAGGTGTGGTGTGAGATCGTGAATCGTAAGGAATTCCGATCCGATTCAGCTGATTGGATTGTAGCGTAATAAGGGGGCATAAAATGAGCGTATTATATAAGAATCACGTGATCGATCGTAACTACTCAGGCCTATCAAAAAAGGCCCTACTTACACTATGGGCCGATCGTATCGGCAAACCTTTTCGGCCCCGTTACCTATTGAGTGACTCGGTAAAGGTGATCAAGGGCGAAAAGATCGGGTATCTCACGGGGGTGTGCTACATGAGTAACGCCGTAAAGATTGCGGGCGTGGCCACGTGTAGCCATGCGGTAAAGGCGGGGTGTGTTGAGCCATGCCTAGCCATGTCGGGACATATGTCACTAGCGGGGGCCGTTGAGGCACGTGCCGATCGTCTCTCGCTCTTGATCAAAGACACGGCCCTTTTCTTTGAGATCCTATCGAGGGAATTGAAGGCCCTCGAAAAGGCCGCAAAAAGAAAGCGCTTTAAAGTAGCGGGCCGATTGAACGGAACTACCGATCTAGACTGGACCCGTATCACGTTCAACGGGGCAACCATCTTTGAACATTTCCCTAGGATCACGTGGTACGATTACACCAAAAACCCAAAGATCGCGCAGGCCTATAGCGATCGGGGGGTGTCGGTAACCTTTTCATATTACAAAAAGGCCGCAACGGCGGACCTCTTGCACTTGTTAGATCGTGGGGTAAATATTGCGATCGCCTACCGTGACACCCTACCGATCACGCAATCGATCGGGGGCCGTTCCGTTGAGGTGATCAACGGCGACTTACACGATCTGAGATTCCTCGATAAAAAGGGGGCGATCGTAGGCCTTAAGTATAAGAATCAAACAATGCACAAAAAGGCCGCTGAGGTTAACGCAACGGCCCATGAAAGCGGCTTTATCATCTTTTCGAATAGCGTGATCAATTAAGGGGGCAACGTGGGTACCTGGTACGGAACAAAAAGAGAAGGGGAGTCGGTGATCGATTATATCGCACGATCGGAAGGTATCGATCGGGCCCGTATCGTTGATCACGTGGTTAGAATCGATGCGGCCTACCTTGCGATCGCTACTGATTGCGGGGCCGTGGTAGGGGCCGTGGTTGTCATTACTCACGATCGCAAGGCGGGCACGATCGGCCTTAAATTCTTAGAGGAATCGGTTGGGCCGTATTACTGGGATTGTCCCGATCGGATACTCGACAAGTTAACGCCAACAACCTATCAGCATGCGATCGCATGGCGCCTAGGGTGTCGATCGTTCAACCTACGGAAAAGGGCCCTTAAGGGCGATCTAACAGGTAAGCGCTTAAAGATCGGATCGGGGGTGTATCGTATCGAGGGCCGCAACAACTACAGGCGGGGGGCGTGGGTCGGAACGTATGAGGAAACGGGCGTTCAATATACTATCAGGCGATCGGCCCTTAATCGGGCGGAGGTTATAGAATAAGGCGGGGGCCCTAGGGTAATACCTAGGGCCCTTTTCTTTTTAGGCGTGCAGGCGTGCAGGCGTGCAGGCCTGAGGGCGTGCAGGCCTCAGGGCGTGCAGGCGTGCAGGCGTGCAGGCGTGCAGGCGTGCAGGCCTCATGGCGTGCAGGCCTGAGGGCCTGAGGGCCTGAGGGCCTGAGGGCCTGAGGGCCTGAGGGCCTGAGGGCCTGAGGGCCTGAGGGCCTGAGGGCCTGAGGGCCTGAGGG